AACTTCATCAAGTATCCCTTGAAAAATAGTTTGCTTTGGTTCAAAAGTTTTATTCACATTTTCGGTAGCAGCACAATAAGTTGTTGTTACTACTTCCTGTATAAGCATATCTAATCTTGGTTTTTCTTTTCCCTTTACTATTGATGTAAAAATTAAACCTAAAATAAAAACTAAAATTAATGTGCTAATTATATATAATTTTTTCATTATCCTAACTCAGGCCAATCGTAAAGTATACCTGATTTTTTACCATCTCCATCATACCATACCCAAAGTTTAGCTATATCATCTACACTAGAACAACCATCAATAGCATTCTCCATCTCTGTAGCTTTAGTTCTTATAGCATCTCTCCATGTTTGTATATTACTAGGAATAGCTGTACCTTTATCTGCCTTTCTAACAACATACCAATCTGTCTTAGAAAGTAAAGATCCTTGTTGTTTTTTAACTTCATTCTTAAAAGTAGATTTTAAACCTAAAACTAGATTATCTCCAGATCCACTATCATCCATAGCTTTAGCTGTAGAGGTTATATTTCCTTGATTATCTTTCGACCAAAAGTATAATCTTTCATCTGGATAAGTTGGATCAGCAACTTCTTTAAGATTATATCTATCTTTTTCAGTACTACTCCATATTTGCCAATTACTAGGATGACGTACTCCACTTGAGTCTACCCATGATTTACCGGGAGTTATTATCCTATCACCATATTTCCACATTTATATCTCCGTTATTAATAGGCTGTTGAATTTGTTGTTTCTTCCCCACCAAAAGGATTATTAGCCCATGCTGCATATATATAAGTATTTCCACTAGTATTAATACTGGCATCTGTAGCTGCTGGAGCAAACCCTGTACTTAAAAACGTAATTTCCTCACTACCTGTGGTTTCTGCTGCTGTCGAATTAGCAAGAAGTTGATCGTCTATTTCATTAGATGGACTTCTAGCATTATCATACATCAGCCAATCACCAGCAGCACTGATATTTTTTATTATAAGAAATGAAGGCTTAAAGCCCAAATTTACCACTGGAGGTATAGTAGCACTTCCTGTTCCATAATATTTTCCAAATTTACTAAAACCGACTTTCTCTGCAAAAGCATATACAACGTTAGTCTTTCCAGAACCATTATTTAAAATATGATTACCTAATGTAAAAACTGAGCTACCGGGTGATGTATCATTCCAGTAAAAAGTGCCACTATATGGACCACCGTTTAGTCCTAGATACATACCTGCTGTATTACCTACTTCTTCATGGTACATAGCTACAAGTTCACCAGCATCTAATGGTTTAATTATAAGCATTTGAGGAGTAACTCCTAACCCATGTCCTACAGTAGCCCCAGATGTTGCATTTCCAGTATAAATACTTATACTTATGCCAGAGGTTTGATCGACTGAGGTTGAGGTCGTATTGATACTGCCGTCTTCATTGCTTGAACCAGCACCACCTCCAGCTTTCCATAACCATGAAGCAAAATATTCCCCAAGATCATTAAAACCATTTGCCCCTGTACCAAGAGAGAAACCATCACTGTCAAAACTTGTTAAACTATTTGAATTAGTTACTTGTAATGCTGAAGAATCTGAAGCAAAATATTTTGTTACACCTTGACCAGCATCAAATAAGGCATGTGTATCAGCTTGAGATCTATTTTTTAACCAAACTAAATCTGGCTGAAAGGTGCTTCGATCAGAAGTTGATTCACTAGCAACAGGTTTTACTTTAAAATTAAATTCTTCCCATTGAGTACTATTGGTTCCACCAGAAACTTTTATCAATCTATAGAATGTATAAGTTGCTGTAGCACCAATACTATCAAGAGTTATTACATTTGTTACTGCTGCACTTGTTAAATCTTCATTTGAAGATATATCTGTATAAGTAGAGTCATCGTTTGATCCTTGCCATTTCCAAGTACCAAGATTTCCACCAGCAGATTGAAAATATATTGTAGCTTCAGTTATATGAACAGCTTCTTCAAATTGAAATTTAAAATTCATGTCATCAGCATAACTAGTAATACCGGGACCATCAGTTAAATTACCATTAATTAAATTATCTCCTGCTGCTGGACTATAACTTCCACCATTACCTGAAGCAACTATAATATTACTTCTATCTCCAGATCCGTACTTATTAAAGTAACTAGCTCCTCCTTGATCTACACTTCTAACTGCTCCTGTACCTTGATATAGCACTGTTTGAAAGTATTTAGAACTATCTTCAATAGTAGGTGTATCTAAATTAGCTGGACTTAACTCTTTAAAACCTGATGATGGAGTTCCAGAAAGATTAGAAAATGTTGCTTTAGAACGAAGATAAGATCCTACACCAAAATGCAAACTATCTTCACCTGATAATCCAACAGTATTAGATGCACCAGTTGAAGCAGGAAATACTTCTGTATCATCATCAAAAATTGTTATAGTATCATTGTCAGCATCATACTCTATTCTAAAGACTCCATTGTAAGGACCACCTGTATCTACAACAATAGTTGAAGAACCTTTTATTATCTCTCCAGTTCCAATATTAAGATAATAACCAGATGCAGACCCGGCTGTTGTATTATTATCTCCCATTTTTGTAACTCCAACTAGATAGAAGTTAAGTGTTGCAGGAAATGTAGCATCTGCTGACACCGTAAATTCACAAGCCCATTTACCACTTTCAGGTATTGCCATAGAAGAGATAGCTAAATCATAATTCTGACCATCACCAGTTGCTTTAAGATTGCCTTGACTTAAAGTTATATCAGAAGATTTATATAATGGTGTTAATATACATTGATTATTTGTAGGAGTATCGGTAGATTGATCACCAGCAGCTAAATTATTAGCAGTAAAATCATTATTGTTTCCACTAATATCATTTCCTAATGCACTAGAGTCAGCAAAATCTAGGTAAAATCCATTATCACCAAAAGTTAAACCACTAGGATCTTTTGGCCTCCATACTCCATTATTCCATTCTCCAAAGTTTTCTGGTTCATAAGCTTGACCATCACAAAAAACAGCTTCTGCAATATATCCATCACCATAATTTGAGCTTCCTGCTTGTCGGCCTAGATATTGAGTGGCTCCTCCAGTATTAATAGCACTAGTAGCTCCAGAACTAGGTATAGTATTTGTAGCAAATGTAGTTACTTCAACACCATTTACAAATAGTCTAAACCTCAAATCCTCATTAGAATTATCGGTGTCATAAATATTTACAAAATGATACCAAGCATGAGCATCTAAAAAAACTTCATTCGTTCTTAGTACTGCTGAAGTTCCACTTACACCTTCATCACTTACAGTAATAGTATCAAATGACCCTGAACCGTAGTTGTGAAATTGCATAGCAGCAGCCGTTGACGAAGTAAATACTGATAATCCCCAAGTTTGACGGACTCCAAGTTTACCTCTTTTTACCCAAGTAGAGTAAGTCCACTTGTTTAAATCAGTTGGAGTAGCATTTGTTCTTGAAAAATTAGCAGTATCTCCTGAATCAAGTATTACACTATTTCCAACAGTATGTGCTGTTCCACCTGATGTAGCTGCTGCTGCACCCATTAATAAGTTATTTTGAAAAACCATTAGCTATATTCCTGTGATAAAATTGCCT